CGTGGGCGTCGAGGGCGGTGCGGGCGGCGAGCCGTTTCTGGAAATCAGCCAAAATCAGATCAATGTGTCGAGCCAAAGCAGGCTCCGTATCAAGGGACCATCCTGGCCTTAATCGCCGGATCTCTCGCTTCACGCCGAGCGCGCGAAGATATTTCGTCAACTCCCGCTCGACCGCGGCCTCATCGAGGACACCGGGGTAGTCACAGGCTTTGGTGTAGCGTTCCAGGTCAGTCTGCGACATTGCGTATTTCCGCCGGCGAATACTCGCGCTGGATTGTGACCTCATAGTCGCCGGGCGGCAGCGTAACCGGTCCGTGCTCCTCGTGCACGAAGGTGGCGCCGCTGATGCGTACCCCAGATTCAGAAACGTGCACAAACAGGCCGTCACCGATTTCGAATACCTCCGCCGCCTCGCGGTCCTCGACCGCCAGCGCATGGCTGTGACCGGTTACTTCGCCGTACGCCACGGTTGCGTTCTCCCGCTTGCGGCGTTCGCCTTGCGGCAGTTTGGCAATCGCGCGAAACAGCACGTCGCCTTGACGGTACAGTTTCTTGGTTGATCTCATAAGGGATACCTTACAATATAGCAGCTAATTTTGCAAGAGAATAATGCGAGAATATGTAAGTCACTGACAGATCAAGACATGTGGCTTTCGGACCTCCATTTCCGAAATGTCAAGCCGCGAAAATGCTTTGCAACTCCTTGCTAAGCGTGTTACATTTCAAGGCGATAGCGTAACATCCGTTCCCGCCGGCATTGCGGCGATTCCACCGCGCCTACATGACATCTCCGCTCACACGGAAAGTCACGCTCGAAAATCCAGCCAGCGGCTCCGGCTTCACCAATCGCAATCGCGCCAGGCGATTCGTGGCGCACAGTCGGGCCGAATGGACCGGGCAGCTTTTTCTGCATCCCGCATCTGGGCTTTGCGAGTCCAATTCCATTCGCTTTTGCGAACAGAGCCGAGGTCATGTGGGTACGGTGGTTCGCGCCGCCCAGTTCCAACCTGTATGGGACCCGATTACGGGATGCGGTTATGACCGCATCAGTCGTATGATGACTTTGCATGAAATGCGGCATACGCCAATCTCAAACCCTGAAAGGGCACTTTGGTCATGAGCGAACACAAGCACGAACACGAAAAGCACGAGCCGAAACACGGACACGAGCCCGAACCCGAGCCGGTCAAACCGGCAGGCGATCCTCCGCCTCCTCCGCCTCCTCCGCCCGTTCCGCCGGATTCCGGCGCCTAAACTCAATCTGGTAGCGCCAGATGATTGCAAGCGCGCCGGCGACGTACACCCAGCGTGCGGCATCCCAGCGCGGCCGGGTGGTGAGGATCAGCGGGTAAGCGATGGCAGACACCGCGTGCAGGACAGTCCAGAGCGCCTGTAACGCCAGGTGGACGCTCAGCAGCCGCCCGGCCCGCTTGTCGCGCAGCACCTGCCAGGCGGCCTCGATCAGCGGCAGCAGCCAGACGATACGCGACACCGTCGGCAGAACCGGCCAGTACGCGAACCCGCCGAAGCCGGTCGAGTAAATGCAAGAGTACGCACAGGCGGCCATGAAAACGCCGAGTTTTTCGTGTAGCGGATGGCGCAGCATCAGAAAGAACAGCCAACAATATCCGCCGGCCATCAGCGCATCAGCCATCGAGTACTAGTATGGTTGATTACAAGTCGATTTCATATAGTACTCGGTGAGAAATAATGCGCGAATTTGCCGCGAAGGTAAAAAGCCTCGATGCCGGGCACTGGATCACGATCGCTACAGTGTTACTGGCGGCGACGTTGCAATATGGCAACACGACCGCCCAGATATCCGAACTCAGCCGCGGCCAGGTGCGTCTAGAACAATCGCAGGGCCGGAACGAGGCCAAACTGGATGGCGTCATCGCAGAGCAGGCTCGCGTCAAACAGCAACTCGAAGATCACATTCAGATGACAGAGCAGAATTTCAGGGAGTTAGGGAAGAAGTGAAATGGCCGGGCGCGCCCAGGAGTCAGACAGTTGCCAGGTCGCGATGCTCCCTGACTGTGCGCAGTGCGACAAATACTGGGAGGCGAAGTTCGAGGTTCTGCGGGTCAAACTCGAAGCTCTGCGAGAGATCCGGGACCTCGAAAAAACCTCCATCGATCATCGGCTCACGGCAATGAACGAAATCCGCGGGGCACTCGCGGACCAATCAACCAAAATGTTCACTCGTTCAGAGCATGAGGCCTACATTAGGTCCGTCGATTCGGATATCCGGGCGCTTCGCGAGTCGCGCGCCGAGATGTCCGGGAAGGCGTCTCAGTCGAGCGCGAACATTGCGCTGATCCTTGGTATCATTGGGTTACTGATCGGCATTTTCGCTATCTTCCATCACGCATGACCCGCACGTTCTACGACTTGATCGAGGTTTCCGAGTGCGCCAGCGCCGAGGTGATCGACGCGGCATGGAAGGCAATGCTGCGCAAGTGGCATCCCGACGTCAATCGCTCCGTGAATGCCGCGGATATTACGCGGGCACTGAACCAAGCGCATGAGATTCTAAGTGATCCGGTGGCCCGTGCGCGATACGATCAGGAACTCGCGGAGCGGCGCCGGGTTATCACGATCCCCGCGCGCCCGGTTCCGCAAGGCGCCGGCTTGAGCGTCACGATGTCCGCCGGCGATGCTTCGCTGATGTTCTTCCACACATTCAGTCCGACTCCCTGGAGTTAGCACGCATGTGCCAGGCCCAATCTCAAAGCCAGACCCTAATCAGCCGAAGCGCAAGCGTGGACGGCCCCGTGGATCTGGTCTATGGAAGGATGAGTTTGTCGAAGAGGCACTCAAGTTCGCGCTGCTTGATCGCGCTGGCGGAACGAACGAGTCTCTCGCGAAGCACCTCGGCGTCAGTCTTCGGCTTGTTGAGCAATGGATTTCCGAAAAGCCAGAATTCTCTGCGGCTCTTAAAAAGGGTAAGCAAGGTGCCGACGTCAATGTGGTTCGTTCGTTATATGAGCGGGCCACCGGCTATGAGCACAAAGCGGTCAAGATGTTCCTGCATCGCGGGAAGGTCATCGTCCAGGAGTACATCGAGCGCTACCCGCCCGACACCGCTGCGGCTTTCATCTGGCTCAAGAATCGCCAAGGCTGGCGCGACAAGCCGGCCGAAGGTGAGGCGGATGATCGGCTAAACGAGATCGTCGACCTGGCACGGAACGGGCCGGCAAGACCAGCCAGCGAAACAACCGATGGTAGTGAGACCCCTAAAACCGATGAACCGCCCGACGGAGGAGCCACAGCGGGAGCGGAAGATCAAGCCGTTCGGCGCGAAGGCTCATAGCTTCATCTTCCGGCCACCGATGCAGGACAAGCGCATCACAATTCTGGAAGGCGCGGTGCGTAGCTCGAAGACCTGGGCTTGTATCGTGAAGATCGTTGTCTTGTGCCAATACCACGTCGAAGGACAGCGGCTTATCACCGGAGGTTCGAAGTCAACGATCAAGGCAAACATCCTCAATGACTTATTCGAGATCGTCGGCAATCGCAACTACGATTACAATCAGCAGACCGGCGAACTTCGTCTTTTCGAGACCCACTGGCGCGTCTTGGGTGCCAACGATGAAGGGTCTGAGAAGTACCTGCGGGGCGCCACGGTGGGCATCGCGGTGTCAGACGAGTTGACCAAAACGGCCAGGTCGTTCACGATGATGCTACTCAGCCGGCTGAGCCCGGCAGGCGCCCGCTGGTACGCCACGACGAATGCCGACAGCCCTTACCACTATCTGCGCACGGATCTGCTCGACCGCCGCGAAATGGCCCCATATCTCGACGTCATCCACTTCGGGCTCGATGACAATCCGAACCTGACCGCCGAGTACAAAGAGTTCATCCGGCGGTCGTATACCGGCGTCTGGTACAAGCGGTTTGTGCTGGGCCTCTGGGTGCTGGCCGAGGGCGCCATCTATCGGGACGTGCTCACCAAGGACGTGTTCTATGATGATGCGACGCGGCCGGAGGGGCTGCTGAGCCGCGGCGGGCACGTGGAGCGCTGGATAGCTTGCGACTACGGGACTACCAACGCCTGCGTTTTCATCGACGTATATGATGATGGCCAGGTCGCTTGGTTCGACCGCGAGTACTACTGGGATTCCCGTGAGCGTGGCATTCAGAAAACGGATGCGCAATACGCCGACGACCTCATAAAATTCGTCAGCTACGATGCGCCGACGCCCATCGATCAGCGGCTCTGGCCCGGCATCATTGTCGATCCGTCGGCGGCCAGCTTCAAGGTGGAATTGCTAAACCGCGGCTTCTATGTGGTGGACGCCGAAAACGACGTAGATGACGGGATCCGGCGAATGAGCACAGCGTTGCTGCGCAAGAAAATCAGGATCAATCGGCAGGGGTGTCCGGTGGGCGTGCGCGAGATGGAATCGTATGCCTGGAACGAGAAGCGGTCGGACGCCGGCAAAGAGGTTCCGATCAAGAGCCATGATCATTTCCCGGACGCCGGCCGGTACTTCACTAATACCCGCCTGAACGACTGGAGATTGTCCGCATGACGTTCATGGAAGCAAAGCTCGATCCTATGTTCCCCGAAGGCAGTGCTGAACACTTGGTTCGCTTCGGAGTCGTACATGCTCGTCCCCAATCTGTCGAGCCGGAGTTCATTGCTGGAGCGAGCAAAGGCGCTTGGTATCGGCGTCTGGGCGAACGATCATACTCCTGTTAAGCCCGAGAGAGCACAGCGCCTGCCACGTTCCTATGCGTCATGGTTGTTCAACGAGTGGGCTTGGCGCGTAAGCGCAGGAAGCAGGGCGTGCTTGGAAGCCTTCGGGAATTCGAGAATCGCATGACCCACCAGCGCGTGACGTCCTCCTACATTTTCAGCATGGCGCACGACGGCGCGGACACGATGGAGGTGCGCTTCCGTTGCCCGCGATGTTCGGGACCGGGTACTCCCGCTGCCGGCGAGAAATGCGGCTATTGCGACGGGCGCGGCCACACCGGCACCTACCGCGGCCAGGTGCCGGAGTCCGTGTTCTTGAAGGTTATGAAGGGGCCCTCCATCGGGCAGAATTTCAATCGCTTCGTCAAGGCGGCGAAGACGGTGGATGGGCGGCGGCTGTATCCCCTTCAGAAACTGGAAAACCTGCCGCCGGAGGCCGCGTGATGCTCTTCCCTGCGTGGGGGCGCCTAGCCACCTATTACGAGCGGAACCTGACCGCTCTGTTTGGCGACCGCCTCTGGGAATTCGTCCAGCATCCCGAACTTGTCAAGGATCCGGCCATACAGCGCGCTATCCGCGACGTGGCCACGCGCGTGTCGCAGAAGGTGGCGATCGAGAACGCGCGGAGTTGGCGCGAGGCCGCCGCGAAGTGGGGCCGCGGGCGGCAGATCTACCAGGCGCTGCAAGCGGAGATCGATGCCGGCCACCTGCGGATGGACCTGGAGTTGCTGATTCGGCGCAACACGGAGCTCATATCGAGCGTGCCGGCGGACATCGCAGAGCGCATCACTGCGGCCGCCTCGACGCTCCAGCAGGAGGGCGCGCGCGCCGGTGAGATTGAGAAGGAACTCCGCCGGCGGGCGCCGGGTTTGGCCAAGAGCCGGATGCGGCTGATCGCGCGCACTGAGATTTCGGGCGCGGAGACCGATTTGACTCAGGTCCGCGCGCAGCGGCTGGGACTGGAATGGTATCAGTGGGCGACGTCGGAAGATAGCCGCGTGCGGCCGTCGCATCGCAAAATGGACAAAGTGCTGTGCGCATGGAATGATCCGCCGGCGCCGGAAGCGCTGGCGGGGATCCGGTCTACGCTCGGTAAGTATGCCCCTGGCCGGTGTCCGAACTGCCGTTGCATCGCTTTGGCTCTGGCAGACCTGGCGGAGATTCGCTGGCCGGCGCAAGTGCACCGCGGCGGCCGTCTGGCGCGGATGACGCGCGCCCAGTTCAGCAGGATTGTCGGGCTACCGATGGCAGCCTAGGAGGCTACATGAAACCACTCGCATTTCTCATGCTCACAGCCGCCGCGCTGATGGCGCAGACTCGCGGCGGACCGATTCAGGAAACGGTTGATCCAGGCGCGCCGTTAACTGGCTACGGAACCTGCTGGTTCGATGTGACAACGCATACCTTTTCGTGCCGTTCAGCCACTAATGTCCTCTATCTCGATGGGGCGGCCGCGTTTTGTACAGCACAGCAGAATTTCCAGGATGGATTAGAATGAGGCCTCCTACAAGAAGTCTGGTTTTATCGCTCCTCCTCGTTACTGCTCTGTTGGCGCAGGTCGGTAACGTCCTGACCTCATGGACGAAGACGGCCGGTTACACCTCCACCTACCAGACCGGCACCACGATCCCCTCGACGGTCAATCAAACCACAGTCAGTATCTCCGAGAATGGCACGCCTCTCACCGCGGAAACCAGCATCGCTCTAGTGGACTCGACAGCGGCAAGTTATTACACAACGGCCGCAACCGGCGCCATCACCATCTATATCCACGCCACTGGCGGCGGGAACCCGGCCACGAATGGAAATACATACACGCTGGTTGTGGGGACGCTCCCGAATCCAGGTCAGATCGCCGATTGGCCGGGAACTTGGCAGACGTTCTCGCCATCGCATTTCGCTGCCGCTGGAGCCGCACTCTGGGGCGGGATAACCGGAACCCTAAGCAATCAGACGGATCTGGCGACGGCATTGAGCGGCAAGCAGGGGACGATCACCACCGGAACGGTGGACCAGATGCTCAACGGGACGCTGGGGCTTACCTCTGTGGCGAATTGCGTCTCAGCCGGGGGCGTGCTGAATTACAGCACTACGACGCACCTGTTCTCGTGTCACACGCTGGTATCCTCAGATATTCCAAACAATGCCGCTAACACGACGGGCAGTGCGGCCTTGACCGTCGAGAGTTTTACCGTGGGCACGGGCGGCGTGACCGCCAACACCCTGGTCATCGGTGATTCGAGTAGCCCCCAGAAGATGATCGCGGCCACGGGTACTGGGGCCTATGGTGTCGCACAGAGTACCGTTGTGGCTGGAGGCACGGTCCTAGTAACTCGCCTCGGTCAGGCTCAAGTCCTCACTGACAACGCTGTGACGGCGGGTGATCTCGCCATCGCTGGCACCAGTACGGTCACTTATGCTAGGGATTCTGGCCAGACCAGCAGCGCGAATATACCGATTACCACGCGCATTCTTGGCCCTTTCCTGACCTCGGCCTCGGCGGGGTCACTGGCTACCATCGAACTCACTCCGGCACACTTCGGAACGCAGATTACGGCTTCTCAGGTTACGAACGCAGCCGCGACCAACGCGAGCAACACGTTCACAGCGGGCACGCAGGATTTCTCCGGCGCGGCGCATACGAAACCTAACGTCGTGGTTGCGAGCGTTGGCGCTTTACCTTCCGGTTGCACCAATGGCGAGCAGGCTACCGTTACCTCTGCTCCCCCCGGCCAGCAGTTGTATACCGGGAGCGTGAGTGGAGGTAGTTGTGTGTGGAAGCAATTGATTGGTGGTATCGCTTCCAACGGAACCTATAGCCTAAACTGTGTCGCTGGTACGGGTGGAACAATCGCTAATGGTCTAGTCAAGTGGGCGGCAGACGGGACGTGCATATCCGTTACAGGGACCGAAGGCATCCTAGGTATTGCCGAGACGGCGCAACTTGCTGCTGCCCAGGTGATTGTGGATATCATTGGCCCGTCAACCTGCTTGTCCGAGGGTTCGATCACGGCGGGAGACTTTCTCATCGCTGGAGTAACTACTCCAACGTCGTGTAAAGATTCGGGCCAGTCCTCGATGGCGAATATTCCGAGCACCACTCGGATACTTGGCAAAGCTACCGCCTCAGTTCTCACGGGCAATCCCGTTGGCGTCAACCTGATCGCCCCATTTACGCCAGGAGATCAATTACTGGCGCTCACGGGCGACGTGACGGCAGCGGCAGGGAGTGGCGCAACGACGGTGGTCAAGCTTAACGGGACTTCGCTTGCAGGACTCGCCAGCGGACTCTTGACGAATACAAACGGAACAGGGGTTCCAACCATTACCACGTTGCCGTTGGCGCAGACTAACATGACCCCAGTCGCTCTGGTCGCTGGCACGGGTGGCGCATTGTCGAGTCCACAGGAGTTTTATGTTTGTACCACCACCTGCTCGGTGACGCCCCCTACTCCTGCTGTCGGTTTGCAATTCTGTGTGCGCAACGCGCCCGGAGTTAGCACGATAATCACTCTCACTGCGATCAGCGGAGTGCAATATGAGAAGACGGACGCAAGTGCATATGGCACGGCAGCCACGGCAGCCACGTCGGGTGGTGTGATTGGAGACAAGATCTGTATTGTGGGGCTCGACACGGCACATTACCTTACATACTCCTATGTCGGAACGTGGACGGTGAACTGACATGGACAAACTATTGTCAGTCCTTGCATTTGCTTCGCTGT